CTCGAAGTGTTTTATCGCTGCTGAAATAAGGGAAGCGGAGAAGTTCTCCGTCTCTGTATATTCTGTAGTGTTGGCAGGTTGCTTCGCTGATTTTTCGTTTATGCAGCCTTTGGGCTGATCCTTTGAATTGCACATTTGTGGGCATGTTATGTGTGTGATTATCGTCGTCGCTTCTCGTTAAGTTTTGACAACTAAAACAAAAAGTATTTCCGTCGCTGTATATAGCTTTCGCATCTGAAGAGCCACACACTTCGCATGGCTCATGTCTTAAAAACTCTGCTGTCATTTCAACCAATCAACTGGTATGCAGTGGGCAGCGCACCATAGTATTCCGTAACGCTCACACCACTTGGCATATGTAGTCTTAGATTTCTTTGATATACGTTTATATGGATCTTGAAATACCATACGTAAATCTATGTCTGGGTTGTCCTTTATTACTTGTCGAATCTTACGCCTACTAGGTGGGTCCCAATACCCTTTAACCTCTAAGATCACTCCGTTATCTGGTAATACAAAATCAGGAGTGTATTGATGTTGAATGGTGTACGGATAGGAGGCTTCCTCATATTCATAGTCAACCCCCAACTGTACTAATAGATCTGCAACTTTTTCTTCTAGTCCTGATCTAAATGCCATTAGAAGTCGTCTTCTTCTACTGAACTAGGAGTTAGGTCAGGTGTTACGTTTGGTTCCTGTGTCTTGAATCCAGCAGTATTACCAAACAGCTCTGCTGCTCCTGCATCATCAAGATCTCCAGTATCAACACCTACCTCTGACTGCACACTTACTATCTGTACTCCAGACAACTTAAGTGATGTACCATATGTCACTCCATCTCGAAGAATGTATGGCTTTTGTATAAATCCAAGTTTAACTTTACTGCCAGAATAGACTGGTGTATCAACGTCCTTGATTGGTGTACCTTCAGTATCTACAACTGGAGGACATTTGTCTTCACCCCAAGAAAACTTTATAAGGTATTTACCTTTGCTTACTTCCTCCCATGGAGTTGGTTTTAATAAAGATCTCTTTGGGTTTTTTAATTTAGATTCTGCCCATTTAAGACAGTCATCTCTTTCAGTCTCTAGTTTGGAGATTAGTTCCTCTCCAACTACGGCTTTTAATGAATAGCCAAACTTACTTGGCTTTAACACAGCTTGGAAACCTTCTAGGGTTACAGGCTCGGGTGTTACGTGTATGTTTCTCATTAACAAAAAAAGTATTGTGAATCAATTACGGCTTCTGGTTTTAAGTCGCCAATAATCGGTGGTTGTTCTTCAGCTCCTATTGCTAGGGCGAAGTCGTTAAGGGGTTCATGCTCTGCAAACAGAGTCATGTAAGTTTTGCGTACCAATGTGGACAGTTTACACATATCAGTGGCTCGACATAGGACAGAATCATGTATCAAAGCTATTGGAAAGTTTGTTGACATGACTGATAGATGAAGCAATGAAGCATCTAATGAATGAATCAAGTTAGGTGCTGTTGCATTCTTGTGGTGTTTTAGATCTACACCTTTCTCAGCTCCAGCGATTGATATTTTGACTCTGCCCATTAACTGTGATTCGATAGTGCTTTTTGATGTTTTCATTAAACGTTGCTTAACTTTGAAACCTGAAGGTGTTGTCCATTTGATTTCATCAGCTCCGCCTCGAATAGCTCTTGCTATTTCTGTCTCTATCCATTTCATTACTCTCATTGCACCGGGTACAACTAATTCCATAGCTGCTCGTACTGCCTTTACGCATTGAGTTAGTTCTTCTTTATCTACATCAACACCTTTTTCTTTAAAGGCTTCTCTGATGTAGGAACGGTTAGAAAAGGGCTTAGCGTTATATGGAATAGTCATCACACAACGCTTAGTCACCTTCCTGTCCCAGTGGGGTTTTAGCCGATCAGGGATTGCCTCCATGCTCCTTGAAGCGATGGTTGCATAGGCGTCTTGAGGCTTTTCGCTCCCAATAACATTTACCATGCGAGCAGTGGAGGCGTCCTTGGCGAGACCAGCGAGAATCTGAAGACCACTACATGTAGCGTCTACTGCTACTGGCAAGTAAGTCTCATCTCTGTGTTCGTAATACAATTCGTACCACTCAACACATGCAGCTAAGAACATCCATGGCTCGTCTGCATTTTCCCAGTCAGCAATGTTACCGATAGGATCAGACCATACACGATGTACTAACTCTCTGTTCTCTCCGTTCTCTATCCACTCCAACCTTTCTTGCATGGTTGCTTTATCTAAACCATACGTTGTAGCAAGTTGGAACTTTATCCAATCCATACCCTTCTTAGTTATCTTTGCACCTTTACTGAAGAGAATTAGACTTTTCCCAAAGTCCGTATCTTGAGGTGTTAATAGGTTGGGAATGGGATATGCTCTACCTCTATAGTCGAAACTCCAAGGAATAAAATAATCTTTTCCTTCAAACTCTCGTACTACGTCCATGGTCATTCTAGTTCTACAGGACTTACGTACTTCTGCTGCCTGTAACTCTCTAGCTATCTTTGCTTCTGTCTTCCACTTCCTCTTCACCTCTGGATCATCCATGTTTGGAGGCTTTGGAGGAACTTCGTGTTGCATTACAGGTCGAAATTTTCCTACGCTAATTCCTCTTTCTTCTAATTCCTTCGCAACCTTTACTATGAAAGGGTTTAACTTGTAAGAAACTTGCTGAATTTTGTTAATAAACTCGTAAGGTATTTCTCCCTGTATTAGTGTGGAGTCGCTCCTTCTAATTAGCTGGTGGCATCTTTGCAAATCATTTAAATAATAACCACCATCTTGGAGTGGATGCCAGTTGCGAGGAGGAATGAGCATAGGCTTAGCAAGAGGACTAAACAACTCTGCCATTCGCATGATTTCGTCATGGTGTTTAATTAATATTTCGGATGGTTTTAGTATTGAATATGTTTTTCTACCTTTAATAGTTAAATCTCTCTCAAACCAACCAGACACCTCACATAAGCAGTCGATTAGGAATAGTCCGACCTTGATTTTGGTAGTCTTATCCCAACTAACCCATGGTGATATCTGTTGCTTGTGCATTAGTGTTTGTATGCACTTTCGTTTATATTCTGTACCTCTAGCTTGATGCCAATAATTCTTTTTAAGTGTTGCTAGTAAAGCTGGTGCTTCGTTCTCGTAGTATTCCATCTGGGCTTCACCTTCACAGGCTGAACCAACAGCTTGAGCAATGGAAGTTAACCCATGTTTTTTAGATACTGGCGAAAATACATGGTCGAACACGACCTTGCATGTAAGCATCGCTTGGATAGTGGTTTGGCTTGGGAGGATATGCTTGTGAAACACTTGCATATACTGACCACCACCATTCTTTGAATATTTATCTTTCTTACTATCAATGAATGCAATTAGATCAGGCAATATGGAACTTATACATGCTGAGCCATAAACCGTAGCTGACGCATAGGTCTTCTCCTCTAACTTTGTAGTGTTAGAACGTAGCCTATCTAGTCCACCACTTATTTGTTTACGCTCAAATTCCTGCTGATCGTCTATCTGTTTTTCGGTAAGCATGCTCGGTAGATAATTTTGCGGATTAACTGTGCATCTTCGTACAGTTATAAAATAAGAAAGGGACTAGCTTTTAGCTAATCCCGTCCACTTAGTTACTGTATTTCGCTGAAGATTTTAAGTCCGGCGCGTCTACCAATTCCGCCACACTCCCAAGGGTTTTGGCGCATATTTATTGTAGCTGGTCGTCTTAAATCTTCCAAAAAACTGTAAAAAAGTGTTGATTACGGAACTTGTGGATCAGTTAGATCATGCAATAGCAAGATCCGCAGTGTCGAACTTAATTGAAGCAACTTGTTCAGCTAACTTCTTATCGTTCGCATGTAAGTAACGTTGGGTTACTTGTGTTGAAGAATGACCCATGTGATGAGCAACATCTACGATGTTTTGCCCAGCTTGAATCATTAATGTTCCATAGGTATGACGTAAACCATGGAATGTGTACGTGCCATCTGTTCTGTTGATGTGACGTAAGCATCTTCTAAATGCTCGACGCACTTTATCAGCAGCAGCTTTGTAGTAGGCATCGTCATCATAATTAGGATTAGATTTAAGTTCGTATGAACTAGGAATCCAATCGTCGCCAAAGAGACGTAAGCGTCCTTGTTCTGTACATCTGCGCTCAAGTATTGGGCGAAGTGTTGGATGCAAACCACACCATCTTTCTTTTACTCCTTTTGCTTTTGGATTTGAGACTCGTATCATGTTGCCATCAAAGTTAATGTCATTTTCTTTAAGTGCAAGAATACGATTTTGTCTTATACCACTAAGCGCAGCAAATAAGATGATATCGGCTAGATCTTCGTGCATGAGAGAATCTCTTGCAAAGATCACCATTCTCTTTAACTCGTCCGCAGTAAAAGCATTACGCTCTTGTGCGTCATCGTCCTCGCTAAATCTTTTAAATCTAGGGACTGTCCAGTCCTGAGATAAAAGACCCATTTCTTGTGAGAATTTTAAAATCATAGAAACTGCTGAGATATAACGATTGATAGAAGCATTTTTCATGCCATCTCTTTTTAAATCGTTACAGTCTTCAAGCATCATTCGTAACGTGATCTTGTGAGGATCAAATGATTCTGAATGTTGAAGTTCGTTAGTAAATTTACTGGAATACATGATCGCTGATCTACGTCCACCGCCATTCATCCATGGAGGATGGTTACGTATGGTGTAGTCACGACATTCTTTCCAAGTAACACGTTGTTTAACCATAGAGAATGTCTCGTACTTGTTGAACTAGAAACTGTCCTTGGGATGATAGTTTCATTATTTGTCTACGTTTGTCTGTCTTATCACGATATTTCACGATCCAATTCAGACCACGTTTCCCGAGCCGATGTTTGTGAGAAAGCCAATCAGTATTACGACTAGCACTAGCACTTGGCATGTTCAATCCATCTGTCTTATCTTGTAACTGCACTTTTGAGCAGTCATTATGGCTAGCGATGTAAAGAAACACACTAATTACTTGTGCTGGCATTTCTGAGTCATAACTCCTGAACAGCTCCATTGCTTTCAGAAGTCTTTCCATCTCCAGATCTGTCGTCTTTCTGAATGGTTCCATTACCTTTTGCATTCGGACATTGGTATTCTAGCAAAAAGTTACCAAGGTGGACAGAAAGGTCACAAAATTTATCGGATTCATATCCGATATACAGCTGACCAACGCTTAAAATTTGCATGTGAATTAGGTATATGTACACAGAAAAACTATACCATTTATATTAAATAGTGTATGTACATTAGCAAATACAAATACAGTTAAACCTTATTTACAGTTCGACTGTATATACATATCTACTGCATCTAAGACAATTTGTTCAAGTGTAGAATCTTTCGTTGCAGCCTCTATTTTCAGCTTTAAATGTTTATCTTTAGGCATGCGAATCGTAACTCTTTTTAATTCCAAATTACGAATCCTAATTGTTAATCTGTATCCACTATAACAGTATCATCGACTAATTGTTGTTTCATAATGTTAAGCAGTTCGTCCTTGTGTTTATGATTGTTAAGTTCTATGACAAATTGGTTAAATCTTTTATCAAATGTAAGTTCGTTCATGGATTAAAAAAATCTATAGGTGGTTTTGAATGGATGTGATATACGCCTTCCATCGTGGCGAGAATAACTTTTTTATTTTGTTTAAAGCATTTCTTTAGTCGTTCATGTGCGTGATATGCGGAACGATATGTAAATTCTTCAATAGCTCCAGTTTTTTTATCTTCAGCACGTATGATTCCATATACTGCACTTGGAAGTTGATAGCCAAAGATTTTCCAGTCTTCAAGCTCTTCAAAATCCATAGATGGGAAATAAGAAGCAGGAGTAGCTTTAATGATTGCCCATTTATTGGGATAGTATTTACGTTTCATCTAATTTTTTAATATCAATAAGTTTGTATCCGTAATCGTCACAGTATTTCTTACCAATCCATGCTGCGTCCTCGTCTGAGGCACAGTTCATAATTGTGTACTGTCTGAAGAATAAAGATCCTTCAGGTTTGTAAGTAACTGAGTAAGTCATTGCGTCCTTGCATGATTGTGAAGAGCAAAGGGTTTAATGACAGTTTGCTTGTCAGGGTGTGTTTTTTTGAAGGTACAAACGTACCGGAGCTTTTTTTCAGGAACCTTACAGGCGATTCTGAGAGGGCAAATTAGCAGATAAAGTGACCAGAGCAGCTAAATTGCCATTTGAATGGGTACATGTCGCCATATTCCTTGGCAACTCGTTTGTCTACTATGTTTGCGATTGCGTCCCTGTCTTCCCATGTGAGAATGTCGGCAATGTTTATGTCTTTAGTGCGGTGTAGCTTTTTGTTGAAGTCTTCCGCCTGTTTCATCAGGTCGTTGTATTCCATTAGTACAAAATACCTGCGCCGTGTTCAAATTCTTCTAGTTTTTCTTTGACTTTGTAAGGCTTTAGTCTTAGATCCATGTAAAGGATTAAGTATTCTGCCGCTGCTCTCACTTTGTCGTCACTCCAGTCAGGTTGTGCTTTACGTACTGCTTGTGAGTAGTTAATTTGTTGGGTTACGTCGATTGTCATAGTTTGGTGAGTTTTTTGATTAGTTGTTTAGTTCTTTTTTTTGCAGCTTGGATGATGCGTACACGTTTCTTGTACTTGGGCTGCTTGTTGCTATGGTGTCGCCAGTTTGGAGTAATCATACGTCGCATACCGCAGGATTAAATATCTCGTGTGCTTCGCGAGCGTCCTTGCATTCGAGCATGTTTTGATACTCTTCGTGTGATGTACTCATTTCTTCAAGCTTTTCAAATAGCTCACGAGGTGAGTACTTGTACATTGCGTCCTCGCCTAGTAGAACATCGCATACGTTTAGGACAAACCAGTGCTTAAGCATTGGCTCGCCAGTAAATAGTCCTCCGTCCTTGTCGTAGTCTTCTACTGCTTCGCGGTAGTGGTGGCACTCCATGATGCCGTCCTTGTCTGGGTCTGGTGGTGTTCCGAATTGAAATGACATAGTGATTAGTTAATAGGATGGGTCGCCTTCTGGCTCTGGATAAGTTGGTATTGGTACGTCCTTGCGTCCTTGTTTCGGTTTATTCTTCGTTGCGTCCATGCT